ATCTGCACACTGTTCATGATTGTGATATTAGTCACACAGGGGGACTGATGCACAAACTAGGCTACGTCAATCGAGATTTGCCGTATAGAGGCCAATCGCCAACACCCAATCTGCGGGTGATGGGGATTTCGGGCACCTATCTGCAATCTGGCTACATCAGCGGCAAAGAGCAAAATTATAGGCTCACGGGCACATCATGGGTGCGTGAGGCTGAGGAGATGCTCGCCACTGATGCCAGCGTGGCAGCCAGCTGGCGCGTGCTCAAGCAGACTTTGCTCGAGGCCGCATGGCGCTGGGAGCCCGGCGATGAGAGCGATGAGCTCTCAAAGCGCCTGTGCGAGTATGCCAATGAGGCCTTTGGCTTTGACGGCTACCCGGGGCAAATCACCATCCCATGGGAAGATCAGCTCTCGTATATGTGGGAGTTCGCGCCTATAGGGTACAGGTATTTTGAGGAGCTCTACCGGGTGGCCCCCTGCGCCTCTGGGCAGATGCGCGTCTGGCTCGATCGCTTTGCCGATCGTGAGCCCTCAGCGCACCTACGCTGGGAGAGCGCAGACGGGCAGAACCTAGACGCAGTGCTGCAGGCTACCCGTGGCAATCGCCAGCCGCTGCCTATCCCAGCAGACAAACTGCTGTTGCTCACCCTCAATCAGACGGGCTCTAACTTTGAGGGGCGCGGGCTGTTGAGGCCTGCCTGGTGGTGGTGGCGTTTCAAGCAGCGCACATCAAACCTGATTGGTGTAGGTGTCGAGCGTTGGGCAGTGGCCACCCCTCGCATCAGCGTGAATCGAGCTATGGCAGAAGAGATGGGGCTCACTGATCATGACATCGACACGATGATTGATCGAGCTGCAGCTCAGGCGCAGGCATATGTGGCGCAGGAGCAGAGCTACCTAGTTGACAACCCTGTGGTCTCATTCCAGACCTATGGAGAGCAGAAGCTCGACAGCACCCACGCGCTCTCCATCATCAGGGAGTGTGACAATCAGATCTCTCAATCGTTCCTAGCGCAATTTATCCACCTGGGCACCACAGACACAGGGGCGCGCAGTGTAGGTGAGGTGCATCTCTCTGTGTTTAGGCGCAGCGCGCTCAATCTCTGCGACATGGTAGCCTCGAGGGTGGGTGGGGTTGATCGTCGCGCAGCGGGCACCATTGGGCGCCTCATTAGGTGGAATTTCGGAGAGGTCAACCCAGCACAGCTGCCAGTGCTCAAACACTCTGGCCTGAATACTGATGATCTAGCAGAGAGCTTAGCTAGCCTCTCCTCATTGGTGCAGTCTGGCCTACTCACTCCTACAGATGAATTGGAGCGCAGCATCAGGCTGAGGGTTGGTGCTGGCGAGCTCCCAGAGGATGCAGGGCGCTCCTCTTATGAGCGAGTAGCATCAACTGCGCCCCCACTAGGTGGTGGGCTGGCGCTGGCGGAACGCTATCGCAAGCTCATGAAGGGAGCGGGCAAATGAGCTTTAAGCGCAAGCTGCGCCGCAGCCGCTCACGCCGCAGCCGCTCACGCCAGCAGGCCACAGAGCAGCTAGCAGAGCGTTATGCCCACATCGATTTCTCTCCCCCTGATGGGGTGCGCGCGGCAGCAGCTCGAGCATTAGAGGTGCGGGCTGAGAAGCCACCCTCGCAGCGGGGCATGACAGCTGTGGGCCTCGCGCGTGCGCGTGATCTATCCAACGGCAAAACCATCAGCCCCGAGACTGCCCGCAGGATGCTGGCTTATTTCACCCGGCATGAGGTGGATAAAGAGGGATCCAGCTGGCCAGAGCAGGGCGCGGGCTGGCAGGCGTGGCAGGGCTGGGGTGGGGATGCTGGGTTTGCATGGGCTAGGAAATTGGTGAAGCAAATGGATGCAGCAGATCAGACGCTCGCAGAGCGCACTCCATACCGGGGCGCATTTAATGAGATCACGCTGGCTGAGCTTGATGGGCTGGTGGTGGTGGTGGATGACGGCCAAACCATGGGCCGCCCATTTGTCACCCTCAGCGCAGGCCGGGTCTCATCCCGCCTCTCTGGTGATGTGATCTGTGATGTCACCCCAGAGCACCTAGCTGAGATCAAGAGAGTCTTCGACGCTCGCCGCGCCTCTGATCCTGTGATCATTGATTGGAATCACCAAAGCGCTTCTGGCGGGCAGAGCACCCCTGAGCAGAGTGGTGCGCTGGGTGAGATCATTGAGCTGCGGCTCTCTGAGGATGGGCGCCAGCTGATCGCTGTGCCAGTCTACAATCAACGGGGGGCTGAGGTGGTGGCTGCTGCTGGCGGCACCCTCTGGAGCTCCCCTGAGTTTTTCCTAGGTGATGTCTATGCCAGAGAGAGCGGTGAACGCACTGGCTCTGCTCAGCTGTTGGCAGTCACCCTCACCCCCCGCCCACAGCAGGCAGCGTCTGCCCTAGAGCGGGTCACACTATCAGAGGAGATGAATCTGATGGATGTAGCAGAGATTGAGGCAATCGCAGATCTCGAGCAGGCTAAGGCGCTCCTGAAGCAAAAGGATGCGCTGGTGCGTGAGCTCGAGGCCCGTCTACAGGCCAGCCGCGACGAGATGGCTGAGGTTGAGGATGAGGAGCAGGCAGAGGAGATGGCAGAGGCCAGCTCTGACAAAGAGGAGGAGCAGATGGGTGAGTACAAGCGCATGAGCGAGCGGCTCACGCACGCCAACAGCGCACAGGCTGCCCAGATTCAAGCTCTCACTGAGCAGGTTCAGGCGCTCGCAGAGAAAGAGGCGCGCACCCGCCGTGAGGCAGAGATTGGTGCTCTTCTCCGAAGCGGGCGCATCAGCCCCGCAGAGCGAGACGTAGCAGAGCACGCATGGGCGCTGGCAGAGCGTGGTGACAGCCTCTTCTGGGAGATGTTTTCACGGCGTGCCGCAGAGCACGCAGTCTCTCTCTCTGAGATTGGCCATGGCGCCAGCGGAGAGGAGATCTCCCAGGCGACGGTCGCCCAGCGCGCTCAGGAGCTCGCCAGCTCTGAGAGCATCACCTTCTCTGAGGCATATGAGCGCCTCGCACGCACTGAGCCCGCTCTCATCAAGAGCGCGTTTGGAGGATTCTAATGAGCGATAACAACAGCACCATCATCTCATGCGTGGCTGCTGCCACCATCACTGCGCTGCAGGCAGTCAAGTTTGACGCCAATGGCAAGGTCACCCCGTGCACGGTTCAGGGTGAGATCGCCTGCGGGATCGCACAGCGCCCAGTGGCAGCGGGTGAGGTGGTTGAGGTCTGCGTGCGCGGGCTCACCAAAGCGATCGCCGGGGATGACCTCTCAGAGCAGGGTCTCCTGATGGTCAACAATGCGGGCAAACTGATCGATTTCGCAGCAGGCGCTGGCCAATACAGCGTCGCATCTTGGATCCCTAACATCAATCACACCACCACTGCAGACGCTCAAGAGGTCTTTGTGATCTTCGATGGCGCCTCTGAGCAGGGAGCATAAGCAATGGCATCAGGCGGCTATAGCAGTATTCACCCAGTTAACGAGATCCTCACTGGTGTGGTCAATGAGGCGATCCCTAGCGATAGCCAGCTGATCGCACAGCAGGCATTTGAGCCCATTGAGGTGCAGGATCGCAGCGGCACCATCCTCATTGAGGAGAGCCGCGCGTTTATGGGTGAGGCAGGCGCTGACCCCCAGCGGGCCCCCGGCGCCAGCCGACAGGCGCTCAGCCACTTCACCCGCTCGAGCACCACTTACAAGTGCGAGATCTACTCTTTTGCGGATAGCATCCCAATGGAGGACATCGAGGATAGCCAGTACCCAATGGCAGAGCAGATGCGCAGCGCGCGCCGGGTCAAGCGGGCTCTCCTCCTTGCTCAAGAGCAGCGGGCGGCATCCGTTCTCTTTGATACCGGGTCGTTTGCCAATGCCAGCCCGGCCACTAAGTTTGACGCAGCGGGTGGCGAGCCCCTCACCTACCTCTCTGAGCAGATTGATGTGCTCCGGGCTGCTAACCACGGGATCATGCCTGACACCATGATCCTAGGTTATGATGTTTTTCGCGCGCTGGGCCGCAATCCTGAGATGCGTGGCTACATCACCACGGGCGCGGGTGGCGTCGCCTCTGGCAATCGCCTCCTGCAGAATGAGGTGATCATTGAGGTGCTTCGCGATCAGCTGGGCATCCAAAACATCCTCGTTGGTGCTGCTCGACGTGAGACCGCAGTGGCTGGCGCCGCCTCGAGCGAGTCGCAGATCTGGGAAGCTGAGACGATCGGCCTTTATCTCATGCGCGGTGGTGATCCGCAGGTGGGCCGCAGCGGCAACCTCAAGATCATGCCTCTCTGCGCTGTTGATCTCCGCTACAAGAGCTACATCGCAGGCGAGTATGACTCCCTCGATATGGTGCGCAAGCACGTCTATGGCGAGCACGTTCAGCAGTTCAAGTTGATCGACGCCACCCGTGGGCGCCTGATCACCGATTGCCTCACCTAAGGCGAGCCAGTGAGCTGCCCGCTGTGCTCACAGCATCACCATCTCGCTGAGTCTGATGGTGATGAGCGTGCACTGGCTGATCTGGCCTCTCAAATCAGAGAGGCCAACACAGCCAGACAGCGGGATCTGTTGAGAGCTACCCGGGCGCAGCTGCGCCTTGAGGCTAGCCTCGACAAAAAACTCAGGCGCTCTCTGCGAGCTGCAAAGGGCGCTATCACAGATGCAGTGAGAGCTGCCGCTGATAGCGGTGATCTCCCTGCACTGCGTGGCATGGATCGAGACACAATGAGCCGTTGGCTGCTGGATGCAGGCCTAGGTGATCTGGTGCTCGATATTACAGAGGCAGAGCGGGATACCCTCGCCAATGTTGAGCAGCTCCTGCTGGCCTCCTCTGATGGGTTTGATGTGAACGCGATCGAGGGGATAGGGCAGGCGCTAGCTGATGACACTATCTCTGGGCTCATTGATGATGTGATTCTGCCTGATATGCAGCGGGTGGTGCGTGATGCTCTAGCTGGCGCACAATTCACAGCAGACCCCTCTGAGACGATCGGCTCTCTGGATGCCGCGCTGCGCTCTGCAGAGGGCAGGCAGATCACAGAGGCACGCACCCGCATCACCTCATTTGGGCGTGAGCTCACAGCTGTGGCGGCAGAGAGTGCAGGGATTGATCATTACCTCTACACTGGCCCGCTAGACGGCATTACCCGGCCATTTTGCAGGCAGCTAGCTGGGAAGGTTTTCACAAAATCTCAGGTACAGGATCTGCGCAACTATCAGATTGAGCCCCCGCTGGTGAGGGGTGGAGGTTATAACTGTAGGCACACCTGGGCACCTGTATCTGAGGAGCTGATCGAGAGTGCAGGCCTCGATAGGGGCACCAATGCAGATGTGCGCAGAGCTAACCAGGCAGCAAAGGCAGCGCGATGAAGGCGACACAAAACCTAGACTATGCGCTTTATTGGGAGGCCCCCAGCCCTCTGCAGGCTGCGCCAAGCATTGGCTACACCACCCCAGCGGGCACAGTGCAGGCACCCACCAGCATGAGCGCAGTGAGGGCTGCGCGCACTGTGACAGCTCTAGGCGGGGATAGGCGCACCCTCACCCTCACTGCGGGTGATGACAGCCAATATCTCATTGGCCCCACCACTGGCAGAGCGTTTCTCATCACTGCGGGTGATGGTGTGTTTGCGGTCACAGTTGATCGCCTCGAGGGCACCACTGCGATCTTAGCTGATGTACTCCCTCGAGGGCTCTCACTCACATCATCAGCAGAGCTCCGCTGGGCAGGGTACACCTACACCATCCCAGCAGCCCACACTGGCACCAGAGGTGTGCTGGCATGGCGCATCAGCTACACAGCCACTGCCACCCCCACCAATGAGCCAGTGGGTGCACAGGGCACAGTGCAGATCGTGCGTCACCCGTTTGCCACAGGGGTGAGCTCGAGCTCTCTGATCGCACAGATGCCGCAGATGGGAGACATGATCCCACGCAGGCAGCAGGATCTAGAGCCACAGGTGGCAGCTGCGCTCGAGGAGCTGGCGCTGCGCATCAGAGAGCATATTGGGCCAGAGCAGACAGAGGACGATATTTTTAACCCTCACGTTTTCGCGCCTGCCCACAAGTATCTGGCAGCGCAGTTAGTCTATGAGATGAGCGCGCAATCTGATCTAGCTGATCGGGCTGGAGAGCGCGCAGCTGATCTGCTCGAGCGCGCTCTCAGGCAGTTGGTGCTCGACACAGATGATGATGGCCTCATTGATGCCAATGAGATCGACGTGCGCAGAGCAGGAGGGAGCCCAACGGATGTGCGCGGGGTGTTCTCTCTGCCTACCATTGAGCCCACTGCAGGTGAGCGAGAGATCGCGCAGCAGTTCCCACGCTGGCGAGGGATGCAGCACTGATGCCCAGCAAGGTCACATTTGAGCTGTTCAAGGTGCCATCTATTTGGACCGCTGCAGACTCTCAAATGACAGCATTGGACACTGTGGCGCTGATCAAGCGGCGCATCTATCGGGGCATTGACGCCAATGGGCGCCCGTTTTTCAAGTACAGTACAAAGCCAATCTACATCCCCAAAAAGGGAGCACGCCTCAAGCCAAAGGGGGGCAGGCGCTCACGCACGGGGCGCAGCGTCTACTATGCCGGAGGGTATGCAGAGTACAAGCGCCTTTCACGGCGCCGGGTGGCTGGTGGAGCCAATCAGACGGCAGAGGTAGACCTCACTCTGAGCGGTGCCCTGGTCAATAACATTCAGCCCCTGCAGGTGAGCCGCTCTGGGTATACCATAGGGCTCACACCTGCAGTGCGAGGTTATGGCTATTTCGTCAATGAGCGGCGCCCGTATCTGGGCCTCTCTCCCAATGATGTGCGCGTGCTCACAGATGCGGTGGCTGCGCGCATCAGAAAGAAATTTCCCAAATGAGCCAAGGGATCTCATCTGCACTCAATCTGCTGATCGCTCGCCTCGAGGCGCTCACGCCCAAAACAGATCCAACGCAGGGGTTTGTTTGTGTTGATGCAGCGGGTGGGCAGGAGCTCCTCACTGATAGGCGCCCCAACACGCTCAGGCTGTTTGAGATGCGCATCACTATCCCTGCTCATGATGATGGGCAGGCAGGCATCACAGGGCGCAAGAGATGCACAGTTGAGGTGAGAGTGCGCTATGATGTGCCCCGCGATGTTGGGCTGCAGGAGCGCATGATGGGAGAGGATGCCTCACAGATCATCAACGCGCTGCGCAATCCTAGCTATGATCTCCCCAATACCGGGA